AACACCATCAATGACTTCAACTAACTTTAGATCATTAGCAGGATCTACATCAGCACCAGAATAGATGATGATTGTTTTCTTACAAAAGATAACTAAGTAGCCGTTAAAGCCTGCTAAGGCTACAATGCTGTCAGTACCGTTAGTAAGTACAGTTTCAATGCTTACAGAGCCACTAGCACCACCAGACCATTTCATACCTGACAAAGTGTCTGACCACCATACGGTTGTTTTGTCTGTGGTTGTGTCGGCTACCCATAAACGACCATAAGCGGCTAAGACTTCGTTACCGAGCTGTACTGTTCCTGAATGGCCATGATGCGCCGAAACCAATCCCCAAGTATTAGCGGCATGATCATATATGAGCGGATTATGTGCTCGTTGAAAGAAGTAGGTGTTGTCATTAAAGCTAACAGCTTTCCAGTTCTGTGCAGTCCAAGTAGCGGATCCATCATATTTCTCAGTTAAGGTTGTTGTACCACTATAGATACGGTTGTTACCAATGCTGATGATCTCTGTTGTACCTGCTTTCTTAACTACTTCATGTAATAGTGTTGGCTCTGTGTTATTGTATCCAGCAGAGGTATTGACGTTACTCCAACCAGCTCTAGCAGCAATACGACCATACTGATCAATAACAGCATTCTCTGCTGTTAATGCAAACTCTTTTGGAAGAGCTACAGAAGCATCCTGAGTATTAAGCCCTGCAAAACCAGGAGCTACAATACTTGTAGACAGCAACTGTGCAGCCATTATGTCCACTCCCAAGTAGTTTCATCACCGTATCTTTCTGCTTCAATAGAGATATACGATGCTACTGCTTTACGATAAAGATCAGCTTGTTGATCACTTAAGCGACCACCATCCTCACCACGTTCATTGATAGCCCGTAAGTAAGCACCTTGAATAACTAACTCTGACGGTACATAGACAACATCAGTGCTTGCTGACAAATCTGCTTGAGGAACAACACAGTCTACTTTAACAGTCAGTACTGATGTTGGTACAGGCCATAGGTCAATTGTTAATACACCTGTAGCTGCTGTACTGTTACCAACAGAGAAGTATTGTGGATCTCCAGTAGTTGTTCCCTGAAGATTAGTCCATTCGTGCATCTGATACTGTGTAGCCTGAACTAAGTCTCTTTTGAGAGAAGGAATATAAATACTTAGAAGACGAGATCTAGGATTTGTACCAGGAATCTCATAGTTTTGTGTACCGTTAGCAGTAGAGATTGTCTTTGTGGTGCGTAGTACAGACCAGTTCCAAGCATCCTCTACTTCACGTTTAGCTTCGTTAACAAAGTCACTAACTAACTTAACATAGTCAGTGTCAGTTACTGAAGCAGCTTCTGTTTGACGAAGTCTACGTAGAACACCATTAACACAATCTAAGAATGTAGCCATTTAGATCACCATTTGACCTTATCAGCCCAATATGCAGCAGACATCTTACCTTTACTGATGTTGTCAGCATGACGAGCCTTAAAAGATTCTCTACGTTTACGATATGAAGAAGACTCTCCTTCTTTCTTAGGAGAGCCTTGTACTCCTTGTTGACCGAAACGAATCAACTTAACTTGATCACCTTCTTTCGCAACAACAACGTGACTTTTAGTAGGATGGTCTGGTGTTTTTTTAGGACGATTATATCCAGACACTCCTGCCCTTTCTAATCTAGGATCTTTCATTTCTTTTTCTTAGGCTTAGTCATATCAGCCTCTGAAAGAGCAATAGCCACTGCTTGCTTACGTGACTTTACAACAGGACCACCTTTACCACTATGTAGTGTTCCTTCTTTGTATTCACGCATAACTTTCTTTACTTTAGCAGGTTTCTGTTTCATGAAGGATAACCCATCTTACGTTCTTTAGCCTTCATAGACTTAGATTCTTTCTTCTCGTGCATCTTCTTAGCTTTCTTCGATGCGTACTCTTCAGCTTGTTTTTTACCTTTAGCTGTATAAGGAAACTTCTTATCACCTACCATCGGCATTTGTTTTCTCCTTGTTCCTACGAAATATAGACTGAATGGTATCAGTTTCCCAGATACGAATAGCTGTCCACACAATAGTGAGGATTGCAGCAATAGCTGGTAATAAATTAGCCAATGTACCTACAACCGTAATGATTGAGAGAGCGTCTCCTAGCTGCTTAGCTTGTTCGTCTAGGTGCATAGCCATGGTTAGTCACCTAATAACATTGAAGTATTAGCGGTAAAACTACTAACTGTCATACCAGAAAAACCAGATAACTCAATAACTGCTTCAGTATTAACAGAAACAGGATACTTATTCCATTGTTCTTCAGACTGACTCCACTTCCAAACAAATCCTTCTTCAGCATCTGGTTTAATAGGACGAACAACCCAACCAGGATGATGCCACCAAACTGTTTCCATGCCTTCAGGGGCTACAGGAGGATCGGCGACTTCGACCCACCCATCAGTACCATCTGTTTGCGGTTTTGGAATTGATCCTTTCTTAGAGTAAAGCATTATTAGTCCTTACTTTAGCGGGAATGCTGCTGTTGGTGGGGTAAAGTTTCCGGTGTATCGGGCTATGCCTTTAGTGATGCGGAGATCGTCGATGTAGCCATTTAATGGGGCGGCGTTATCAAAGCCGGACGCAATAGAAATCCTTCCGGGGCAAGTCATTGTTGTTGAGTAGGTAGCTGTTGCAGACTGAACACCATTCATATAAATAGCAAGGGTACTACCTGATCTGGCTAAAACAACATGCGTCCAAGTGCTTGCACTTAATGCGGACCCTGCCGTTATTCGGTCGGCATTGCTTGTAAAAAGGGCCAGCTTGCTGGAAGAGTTGATATAAAAAGCCCATCCAGAATCTGTTCCCGATGACCTAGTATCGATTAACACAATGTTACCGGCTACCGAATTAGGATAAACCCACATCTCAACCGTAAAGTCGCCCGTGTTAAACGACAACAGGTCCGTTGTTCTTCCTACCAGATAATCCCCACTCCCATCAAAGTACAACGAAGCCCCACCAAACTTGCTCTGCGCGGTGCTGACCTGCGCGTTGCCTACCGTGACTAGATCGTTCTTGGCAGTGCTGTCGATGATGCCTGCGTTGGTGAAGTTCAGAAGCAGGGAAGTGTTGGTGATGGCTGTCAGCGGGGCTGTGGGCGGGGTGAACGCGGCGGTGTAGACGGCTGTGCCTTTTACGACGCGCAAATCACAAACATACCCAATAAGATCATAAGTGCTAAAAGTGCTAAATCCACCTACGATTGGTGCACTTGAAACAGTCCAATCATTTGAATCTGTTCCGGTGGCTTTTAACGCCCCATTGATATAAAGTTTTGTATCATTTGATGCGGTGCTATTACGAACAGCGGCAACATGGTTCCATGAATTAAGTCTCAATTCGCCGGAACTTGTCGAAAGAATTCCACCAAAACCATATTTTGATATACCAAATGTTCCATTGGGGTCTGCCCCAATATTAAATGCATTAGATGCACTGGCCGCAGAAAAGATAACAGATGTGTTTGTATCCCAAGCCGTTAGATATACCCACGCCTCAACTGTGTACGCTCCGGTCCCAAATGCAAAAGCAGAATTGCTTGGCGCAGTCAAGTAATCCCCACTCCCATCAAAATACCCCGATCCACCATAAGTCGCAGCAGACCAGCTAGCAGTGGGGTTGAATGGGGAGAAGGCTTGGACGGAGGAAGTGCCGTTGACGGAAACGGTGAAACCAGACCCGCTGTTTGCAGTGCCGTTATCAACAAAGCGATTGCTTTGGCAGGTTAAAAATGCTGTTCCAGAAACATTTGTTAACGAACTTGTCGGAACAGTAAAACTAGCTCCGGTCGTTAATCCGCTATACGGGAAAACCGTATTTGATGCCCCCGTAATTAACCTTGCGTTTGAAACATACCCAGTTGTAGATTCTGATGTATTGTTCGCGCCTACAAACACATTGTAAGACGAGTTTGAAGGACTTCCCGAAAAAGTTGCCGTGTTTTCTTGGACACCATTAATATAAATTCGTAAAGTGGTGTTGTCTTTTACTCCAAGTATGTGATACCACACCCCGGCAGATGGAGATGTTGACGAGCTAACTGCTTGCCAACTTGACCCATTGTAAATTGAAAAGACAAATTTATTAGCCGTGCCGCCAATTGAAGTATGGTTATAACCAAGCCAATAATTAGCCTCTCTTCCAAGAAACAAATTGTTTGTTCCAAGAACGCTGAGATTTACCCAACACTCTAATGTGTCATAAGTATTAATATTAAAACTGGAGCTTGACGACATTTGAATAGAACTTGACCCGGGAAAATAATTGCTCCAAGTCCCGGCAGGTAACGAGAATGGGCTGAAGGTGCCTTGGGTCGTATCGCCGTTGCGGGTGATGGTGAAACCCGAGCCACTGTTAGCAGTTCCTGAATCAAGGAACGTGTTGTTTTGTGCGCCGTTGGTGCCGTTGCCATGCAGCAAGAGCGTGACGTTTTCAAAGTAGGGATCAAGAGCAGGCCAGAGGTTTTGGCTCAATAACGACTGATACTGGCTCATGGTGTAGATGCCGTTGCCCTGATTGCCAAGTGCAGGGT